CTTTTTGGGCAAATTTCCGCACAAAAAGGTCATCATGGGGACGCATACGGCGTCCTTGTCGGAAGATTTCGGGCGTCGCATCAAAAACCTCATCGCAACCGAGGTCTACACGCCTATTTTTCCCAAAACAAGCGTTTCTGAGGACCAAAAAGCGGCTGGAAAGTGGTCTACGACCGAAGGCGGGCAGTACTACGCCGTCGGTGTAGGCGGAAGCATCGCAGGCCGGGGCGCAGACCTATTTGTCATCGACGATCCGCACTCGGAACAGGACATCAAAGCGGGCACCCGTACGCCTTTTGACGCGGCGTGGAACTGGTTCCAGACCGGCCCCCTTCAGCGCCTCATGCCAGGAGGCGCCATCATCGTCATTATGACGAGGTGGAGCGAAATCGACCTCACGGGGATGCTGATCAAGCACCAGATCAAGAACCCGGATGCTGACAAGTGGGAGATCGTCGAGCTTCCCGCCATCCTGAACGAACACACGCCCGAAGAGAAGAGTTTGTGGCCCGAGCAGTGGCCATTGGAGCAGTTGCAGGCAAAACGTGCAGGCATGGACCCGCGCTTCTGGCAGGCGCAGTACATGCAGAACCCCACCTCTGAGGTGGCGGCAGTCATCAAGCGCGAACTCTGGCGCATCTGGGAGCACGAGAAGCCGCCCAAGTGCGAGTACATCATCCAGTCGTGGGACACAGCGCACGAGACAAAGACCTCCAGCGATTACAGCGCCTGCACCACGTGGGGCGTGTGGTTCAATGAAGAGGACAACGACAACGCGCACATCATCCTGCTCGACGCCATCAAAGGGCGGTGGACATTTCCTGACCTGAAGAAACGCGCGCTGGAGTACTACCGCGAATGGGAGCCGGATGCGTGCTTGATCGAGAAGAAGGCCGCAGGAGCGCCTCTGATCCAAGAGCTGCGCGCCATGGGCATCCCCATCGGGGAGTTCTCCCCCTCGCGTGGCAAGGCCAACCAGTCGAACGACAAGCGCGTGCGCTTGAACGCCGTCTCGGACCTGTTCTCTTCGGGTCGTGTCTGGGCGCCTGACACGCGCTGGGCACGCGAGGTCATCGAGGAGATCGCGGCCTTCCCCGCTGGCGAACACGACGACTACGTCGATACTTGCACGCAGGCGCTCATGCGCATGCGCCAGGGCGGCTTCATCAGACTGCCGTCGGATGAGCCTGAAGAACCACGTGAATTCCGCAGCGTTAGACGCGCTGCGTACTACTAGGAGCCATCATGGCAATGGAACCCCAAATGACCCCGATGGACCCCGCGCTTCTCTCCGAGGAGCCTGCCATCGAGATCGCAATCGAGAACCCCGACTCCGTCACGGTGGGCGTGGATGGCCTGGAGATCACCCTGGAGCCCGGTGCCGAGGGTCCGGAGGACTTCGATGCCAACTTGGCCGAGTTCATGGACGAGGGGACGCTGCAGACGCTGGCTTCGGACCTGCTCTCCCTGGTGGATGCGGACATCCAGAGCCGCAAGGACTGGATCGAAGCCTACGTGAAGGGGCTTGAAGTCCTGGGGATGAAGTACGAAGACCGTACCGAGCCGTGGTCCGGTGCCTGTGGAGTCTTCTCTCCGCTCCTCACGGAGGCAGCAGTGCGCTTCCAGTCTGAGATGATCACGGAGACGTTCCCCGCCCAAGGCCCCGTCAAGACCAAGATCGTGGGCGAGATCACCAAGCCCAAAGAGGAGGCTGCAGAGCGCGTCCGTGAGGACATGAACTACATGCTCACCGAGAAGATGATCGACTACCGCCCGGAGCACGAGCGGTTGCTCTTCGGTCTGGGCCTCATTGGCGCGGCCTTCAAGAAGGTCTACCCGAACCCGGCCACGCGGATGCCTGACGCGCCCTACATCCCGGCAGAAGACCTGATCATGCCCTACGGCGCGGCCAACGTGTACACCTGCGAGCGGGTGACGCATGTGATGCGCAAGACGAAGAACGACCTCAAGCGGCTCCAGGTCGCGGGGTTCTACCGCGAGATTGACCTGGGCGAACCGGTGCGCTTCTTCTCTGACATCGAGAAGAAAAAAGCCGAAGATCAGGGGTACTCGCTCAACGAAGATGACCGGTATCAAGTGCTGGAGATCCACGTTGACTACGACATGCCGGGGTACGAGGATGAGGATGGCATCGCGCTGCCCTACGTCATCACCATCGAGCGTGGCACGAGCAACGTCCTGGCCATCCGGCGCAACTGGGAAGAGGGCGACGACCTCAAGCGCAAGCGGCAGCACTTCGTGCAGTACACGTACATCCCCGGCTTCGGGGCCTACGGCCTGGGGTTCATCCACCTCATCGGGGGCTACGCCCGTGCAGGCACCAGCATCATCCGGCAGCTTGTCGATGCCGGCACGCTGAGCAACCTTCCCGGGGGCCTGAAGGCCCGTGGGCTGCGGATCAAGGGTGACGACACCCCCATCGCCCCGGGCGAGTTCCGCGACGTTGACATTGCCTCTGGGGCCGTGCGCGACAACATCATGCCCCTTCCCTACAAGGAGCCCAGCCAAGTGCTTGCCGCGCTCCTGGAGCGCATCACGGAGGAAGGGCGCAGGCTCGCGGCCATCGCAGACCTGAAGATCAGCGACATGTCAGCCCAGGCGCCGGTGGGCACCACCCTGGCCATCCTGGAGCGCCAGCTCAAGACCATGAGCGCGGTTCAGGCCCGGGTCCATGCCAGCTTGAAGATGGAGTTCAAGCTCCTGAAGCAGATCATCCGCGACTACACCGACGAGGACTACTCGTACACGCCCGAGGGCGGGGATCGCCGTGTCAAGCAGGCCGACTACGATGTGGTCGAGGTCATCCCGGTCAGCGATCCGAACGCGGCCACGATGGCCCAACGCATCATGCAGTACCAAGCGGCACTGCAGCTTGCGCAAAGCGCGCCGCAGATCTACGACCAGCCGTACCTGCACCGTCAGATGCTGGAGGTGCTGGGGATCAAGAACGCCGAGCGTCTCGTGGCCACGCCCGAGGACCAGAAGCCCCGCGACCCCGTCACGGAGAACATGGACGTGCTGCGCATGCGCCCCCTCAAGGCGTTCGCGTACCAGGACCACGAGGCCCATATGGCCACGCACCAAGCGTTCATGCAGGACCCGAGAATCGCTGCCACCCTGGGGCAGAACCCCATGGCACAGCAGATGATGGCCGCGCTCATGGCGCACATCGCGGAGCACACCGCGTTCGCGTACCGGGCCCAGGTCGAGATGCAGCTTGGCGTGCCCCTGCCGCCGCTTGATGAGGAGGGCGACACGCCCATCGCCCCTGAGGACGAGAAGGCCATCGCACCGCTGATCGCAGCGGCTGCACAGCGCACGATGGTGCAGAACCAAGCCATGGCGGCACAGCAGCGTGCTCAGCAGCAGTCCATGGACCCGGCGCTGCAGATGCAGCAGATGGAGCTGCAGTTGAAGGCCCAAGAGCTGCAGCGCAAGGATCAGGACAGCCAGCGCGACTTCCAGATCGCTCAGCAGAAGCTCCAGCTTGAGCAGGCGCGTCTCGCGCTCGACGCCCAGAAGAACCAGGGCGAACCGCCGCAGATGAAGGCCATGCGCGCGCAGCAAGAGCTGACGCACAAGGAGCAGGCCCATCAGCAGAAGCTGCGCCAGCAGGCGCAAGCTGCCGCCCTCAAGGCTGCACAACAGGCACAACGGGCTGCGCAACGCCCGCAAACCAAGGGGTGATCCATGACAACTACTGCGTTTGACGTAGTGCTCAAGGAAATCAAAGAGCGTCGCGATGCTCTTGTTGAAGTGCTTGTTGACGGTACGGCAAGAGACTATGCCGAATACAAGAATCTGTGCGGAGAAATCCGGGGTCTTTCTCTCGCGCAGTCCTACATCACTGACCTCGTGCGACAAATGGAGAAATCCGAAGATGAGTGAATTCATCCTGTCAGACGGCACATCAACGTCTGTCCTACCTGAAACGCCAGAAGAAAAGGCAAGGCAACTGCCTGATCCGAAGACGTACCACATCCTCTGTATGCTTCCACAAGCGGAAGAGTCCTTTGAGAGCGGGATTCTGAAGTCTGGACAAACCATGCACTTTGAGGAGGTGCTGTCCCCCGTGCTGTGGGTGGTCAAGA